AAGAGTAGTCTCACTTGGCCCCCGGTTGATAACCAGGTCAGGGAGAGCTGCGTGTTGCATCCCAACGGCGCCATCGAGTTGTTAAATCAACTGATCAAGCAATTCTAGAGTTAAATCCTAGAACCGAATACGCTATGGTATTAATAATACCACACCTTAGGCATTTCTTGTGACTTTGTGTCGCAACGAAGTAACGCGAGTGGGGTTAGCAGCCCTTATTCAGTTAACATCAAGAACCCTATTGTGTTTTAACCAACAAAATCATTGCTATGAAAAACTTTTTCAATAACAAATCTTTTGCGGCTAAAAAGGCCAGTATTTCTAGTTGGATAACTCTTTATGAGTTTTCTAAATTTAGAAAGACAGCCATCTGGGCTACGAGAGAGAAAAGGTATCACACAGAATATAAACTATTGCAAAGCAGGATTGAGCGGTTAGTGAAAACTAACGGTTTCAATTTTACGTTTAAGTACTTGAAAGAGTGCTTACGTTTAACTACTTTGTATTTAGCTGGAACACCTGTTACTACAAAGGCAGATAATGCCGTTGGAGTACGAGTGAACCAGTATGGATTACCTGTTATTATTCCTTCAGCTCTGCGTAAAGAATTATCTTTAGCAGAGGCGTCAAGAATAACAACTAGAACAGTTCTTACCCTTCTATCTATGTTTAGAGTTTTTCCAACTAAGGTGAAACCAGATCTGAGCTCTATTGTTGAGCCATTCTCTGGGATTAACCGATCATTAGATAACATCAAAATGATCGTTGTAAAACTCGTAGGTACGAAGAAAGTAGGTTTTGGTTCGATCAAGGGTTTTATATCTGAATCTTCTGGACCAGTTGCTAAAAAAGCTACTTGGGGGGCCGGACTCGATGCACTTGCATTGTTGTCCCAACCACGAGTCGCTATAGTGGTAATTAAACGATTAATAAGCTCTAAAGCTTATCCGTATATAATTTCACTGTTAGTAACGTGGGTGATTGTTGGCCCTTTTTACGTAGTGTTTTGCGTACTGGGAGCATTGGATCCTCTGCCGTTAGGGCGGTTGTCTGTAGTCTACGATCAAGCTGGAAAAGCTAGAATCGTTGCTATGGCAAATTGGTGGCTTCAATTGTGTTTGAAACCTCTTCATGACTCTATATTTAGAGTACTGGAAGGAATTGACCAAGATGGAACATTCAATCAGGATGGACCGTTAACTAAGTTAATGGAAAATCCAAGTCCTAATGATAAGTTCTCATGTTTCGACTTAAGTTCCGCCACGGATAGATTACCGATTGATCTTCAAGTAGACATCCTTAACTCCATTGGAGTGGATGGCTTTGCTTGGAAAAGCCTAGTTTCTATTCCCTGGTTCTATAGAGGAAAGGAAGTACATTATTCTGTTGGGCAACCAATGGGAGCTTATTCTTCATGGGCGATGCTTGCTTTAACTCATCATGTAATAGTGATGAAAGCTGCTGAACTCGCGGGAATTAAGAATTTTACTTCTTATGCTTTATTAGGTGATGATATTGTCATTAATAACGACAGTGTAGCCGATAAGTATTTACTCATTATGGAATCACTCGGAGTAAGAATTAACATGCAAAAATCCATAATCTCTAAAGAGATTGCGGAGTTTGCGAAAAGACTAGTTTCACCGACCTTCGAGCTTAGCCCGATAGGTGCTGGAAACATATTAATAGTCTCTCGACGAACTAGCATGGTAGGTGCATTACTTGCAGAGCTCTATAACAAGAAAATCGTAACCGATATCCAAGTGGTGCTAGAACTAATAAAAGACGGGCCGAAAGACCTGAATTTTTTAGTTTTATGGACTTATTTTGGATCATGTCGACACCTTTACTCCGCACGCCTTACCTCCACTTTTATGGAAGTATGGAACACTTACGGTGGTAGTCAACTGATCAATTTTAGTTTTGGGTATCATCTATTTAGTGGTTTAAGAACCACTCTATATGATGATGTAACACTCAAAGCTCCACGCTCTGCGAAACAGGAAGAAAGACTCTTTTGGAGATCTTTCTATAAACTGCACTCTGCAAAGGGGAAAGTCCTTCGGCTTCTAGAAAGCCTGACTTTGGTGTTCTCACCCGGTTTATATTTGTACGCGGTAGGCCTCTTAAGAGCCTCTGTGAAAGCTGATTATCAAGCACGAGAGTTCAGGATTGGACGGTTTAGACCGGATCAACCAGAAGTTTTACTTGATTACGCCGACTTCGGCGGTTTATCCGTAAAATGGAGTAAACGTCAGGCAAAACAATATGGTCAGTTTGTTAAACAACTGTACCGAAATATTGATGAATTAACGCGGTCCTACTAGCCCTTCGGGGTGGTAGGCGGTTATTTTATCGTATCTCGTGAAGTTATAATAACATAATCTGAACAATTTTGTACCGAACTTTTCCTCGCATCAATGTAATAAACCT